GGGTGAGCCAGTACAAAAAAGCAGGAAATAATCCCTGAAAGGGAAGCTGGTGAATTAAGCTATCATGAAAGGCTCAAGGAGCTTGCAGGAGTAAGAAGGCAATAAAAAGAGCCCTTTAGGGCTTGCCTGAGAAAGAAGTGCGGTTGGCAAATCCATCAGGCGCCTTCCGGGCGCAAGCAGGAAAAAGCCCCTTATAGGGGCAGAGCAAACCACCGGCTAAGCCGGTGGTCATGATTTCCAGAGGAATGTGCGTCGATTATGCCATTCACGACACCGGCAAGGGCAATCCCCATTGTCACATCATGCTTACCATGCGCCCCCTTGACGAGCGCGGCGCATGGGCGGTGAAGTCCAAAAAGGAATATGACCTTGACGAAAACGGCGAGCGTATTCGCTTGCCAGGCGGCAGATACAAGACCCACAAAGTTGACCTGACCGGCTGGAACGACAAGGGCAACGCCCTCTTGTGGCGCAAGGCGTGGGCTGACCTTACCAACGACTTTTTGGAGAGGAACGGAAGCCCGCAGCGTATCGACCACCGCAGCAACGCCGAGCGCGGCATTGACGAAATCCCCACCGTCCACATGGGCGTGGCGGCTTGCCAGATGGAGAAGAAAGGTATCGCCACCGAGAAAGGCGAACTGAACCGAAATATCCAAAAGGCAAACCGCCTTATCCGGGAAATCCGGGCGCAGGTTGGGAAGCTCAAAGAATGGATTGCCGACCTGTTCAAAGCGCGGGAAACCGCCCCGGAGCAGCCGCAACAATCCCCCGGCCTTGCAAATCTGCTGATGAAGTATTTGAGCGTTCAGAGAGAAAAGAGCCGGAAGTATTCGCAGAGTTGGCAACGGCAGCACGCAGCCGATGAACTGAAAACCGTAGCGGCGGCGGTCAACTACCTTTCCGAGCATGGTATCTCCACCCTTGACGAGCTGGACGCAGCCCTTTCCTCTGTCAGCGACCAAGCCGACGCTATCCGGGCAGGAATGAAAACCGCCGAGCAGCGCATGAAAGAACTGCAAAAGCTCATTGAGTACGGCAGGAATTATCAGACCTACAAGCCCGTACAGGACGAGTACCGGCAAATCCGCTGGAAAGGAAAACAGGAGAAGTTTGCGGAAGCCCGCCGCACCGAGCTTACCCTTTGGAACGCGGCAAACCGCTATCTCCATGCCCATTTGTCGGAGGGCGTGAGAACCCTGCCGCTCTCCGTATGGGAGAAAGAGTACGCCGCCCTCAAAGCACAGAGGGAAGCGGAATTCGCCAAGCTGAAAGGCACCCGCAGCGACCTTTCCGAACTTCAAAATATCCGCAGGTGCGTGGATATTGCACTCCGCGCCGACCAGCCGGAACAGACGCAGACCCGCACCAAGCGGCACGACATAGACCGATGAAAGGAGTGAGTTTTTTGTACTACACCCAAGAACAGATAGACCGGGCGAACCAAGCCGACCTTGTTTTGTTCCTGCAATCGCAGGGCGAACCGCTGGAACGCGCCGGACAAGAATACCGATGGAAACGGCACGACAGCTTGACCGTCCGGGGCAACAAGTGGTATCGCCACAGCCAGAGCAAGGGCGGCGGCCCCGTTGATTTTGTCATGGAGTTTTTCGGCAAGAGCTTTATCGAAGCCGTTGAACTTCTCACAGGAGAAAAGGGAGCCGCCCCGCCGCCTGACTCCCCGCAATTCCGATTGCTGCCCCGCAGCCCCGACAACCGAACAGCGAGGAACTATCTCACAGCCGCCCGCCGCATTGATGAAGATGTGACGGGCTTTTTCTTTGCCAGCGGCGATATTTACGAGGACGTAGCCCACCACAACGCCGTATTTGTGGGGCGGGACGAGGACGGAATACCGCGCTACGCCCACAGCAAGGGAACGGCGGGAAACTTCCGGCTTGATGTGAAAGGCAGCGACAAAGCCTTTAACTTCTGCTACCGGGGCGAGGGCGAAAGGCTTTTTGATTTTGAAGCCCCCGTTGACCTGCTCTCTTTCCTCTGCCTGTTCAAAAAGGAATGGCAGAAGCAAAGCTATCTGTCATTGGGCGGCGTGGGAGAAAAAGCCCTGCTCCGCTTTCTCTCTGACCGTCCAAACATCAAGACCGTTTATCTCTGCCTTGACAACGACGAAGCCGGAAACGACGCTTGCAGCCGCCTTGTGAAGCTCATGCCGGAGGGCTATACTGTCCACCGGCTTATCCCTCTTTTCAAGGATTGGAACGAGGTGTTGCAGCGCCGGGCAGAAATCACAGACGGGAAGTTTTTGCGGGAAGCAATCTACGGCTTGAAACAGCCGCCGCAGGAAGAAACCGTTGAGATTATCCGCATGAGCGAGGTGGACACGCAGACCGTCGAATGGTTATGGGAGCCGTATATCCCCTTTGGGAAAGTAACCATTGTGCAGGGAAACCCCGGCGAGGGCAAGACCACCTTTGCCCTACGCCTTGCCGCAGCCTGTACCAACCGCAAGCCGTTCCCCCACATGGCGGCGCATGAGCCGTTCAATGTGATTTACCAGACCGCCGAGGACGGTTTGGGCGACACCATCAAGCCCCGCCTTATGGAAGCCGAAGCAGACCTTGACCGCGTTCTCGTCATTGACGAGAGCAAGCAGGGGCTTTCCCTTTCCGACGAGCGCATAGAGAGAGCTATCCGGCAGACCGGGGCGCGGCTAATTATCCTTGACCCCATACAGGCGTATGTGGGCGAGAAAACCGACATGAACAAGGCCAACGAGATACGCCCCATGTTCCGCCGCCTTGCCGAGATTGCCGAGCGTACCGGGTGCGCCGTTATCCTAATCGGCCATCTCAACAAAGCCGCCGGAGGACAGAGCGCCTACCGGGGCTTAGGCTCCATCGACTTCCGCGCCGCAGCAAGAAGCGTCCTGCTGATCGGGCGCGTGAAGCGGGAGCCGAATGTGCGGGTAATCGTCCATGACAAATCTTCCCTTGCGCCGGAGGGCAAGCCCATAGCCTTTTGCCTTGACCCGGAAACGGGCTTTTCGTGGATAGGCGAGTATGACATTACCGCCGACGAGCTGCTGTCCGGCGCGGGCGGCAACACCGCCACCAAGACCGAACAGGCGGAACGGCTGATACTTGACCTGTTGGCAGACGGGAAAGAGCTTGCCAGCGAGGATATTGTAAAGGCCGCAGCCGAAGCCGGAATATCCGAGAGGACAGTGCAGAACGCCAAGCGCAGCATGGGCGGCATATTGGGCGCAAGGCGTGTCGGCGGTCAATGGTACAACTTCATCAAGAAGAAGCAGCCGCCCGAACCCGCAAGCTGAAAGTGCAAAGTGCAGACCCTTTGCGCTTTGCACTTTCGCGCTTTCATCTTGATTGTGCGTCAATAACTCAAAAAAGCACTTGACAAAACGCTTCATGGCTCGACGAAGAGGAACTCTATCCCGATACCGATGAGGTTTTCGGTCAGACCTCTATCGGAGCATACAAACTTGGTACCTTCATTAAGGTGTCTGATGAACTGCTTAACGATTCGGTATTTGATCTACCGAGCTATATCAGCACCGAATTTGCCCGCCGTATCGGATCTAAGGAAGAAGAAGCCTTCTTTGTGGGCGACGGCTCCGGTAAACCCACAGGTATATTCGCTGCAACAGGTGGCGCACAACTTGGAGTCACTACCGCTGGCGCTACCGCGATAACTGTTGATGAAGTTATCGACCTGTTCTATTCCTTGAAATCTCCTTATCGCAAAAAGGCTGTGTTCGTGATGAACGACTCCACGGTTAAGGCGATTCGTAAGCTGAAGGACGGACAGGGGCAATATCTGTGGCAGCCTTCACTGACCGCAGGCACTCCCGATACCATCCTAAACCGTCCCGTCTACACGTCTGCATATGTACCGACAATTGAAGCCGGTGCGAAGACCATCGCTTTCGGCGATTTCAAGTATTACTGGATCGCTGATAGACAGGGGCGCTCGTTCAAACGTTTGAACGAGCTTTTCGCTACAACAGGCCAGGTGGGCTTTATGGCCACTCAGCGTGTGGACGGAAAACTGATTCTGCCGGAGGCCATCAAGGTTCTCCAGCAAAAAGCGTAACGGAGGTGCGACATGGGTTACAACACAAAGAACTACACCGAACAAGGCGGTGAAAAAACTGTTATCGGCGGAACGTTGGAAATAAAGGAAGGAGCCTCGGTAACGGGGCTCTCCGCCAACCCGCTTCTCGTGGCAACTGAGGAAACTCTCGGCGGAGTAAAAGCCGCTGCCGCCGGTGAGGACGATACCGTCGAAGTTAAAATAGGTGAAGACGGTAAGCTGTATGTGCAAGCACTTGCTGCGGCAACAGCTGAAGCGTTAGGCGGTGTAATGGCCGAAGTTGCTGATGAGGGTGATACCGTCGAAATCAAAATTGGTGAAGACAGCAAGCTATATGCTCCGGCATATCCTACCGATGCTACGGAATCCGTCTCCGGATTGGTAAAATCAGCTGCAAATCAAGCTGACAGCATAGCTGAAGATACATCCGCACTTGTCACGGATTTCAATGCACTACTCACAAAGTTAAAGGCCGCCGGACTAATGGCAGCAGACGAAGAATAACCGGAAGGAGGCGGATGGCATGACAACCGATAATCTTCTCCCCAAAGTAAAAGCGAATCTGATCCTGGCGCATGACGCAGATGATGGACTTCTGCTCCATTACATCAAAGCCGCCGTCTCCTACGCGGAGAGTTACCAGCATGTCACTGAGGGCTATTACACCGAAAACACTATGCCATCCACTACGGAACAGGCAGTAATCATGCTGGCGAGCCATTTCTACGAGAGCAGAGACGGCTCGACGGCGGGTTTCTTTTCCGATAGCGTGCAGGCAGGTCAGCAAGTTTGGAACACGGTGAACCTACTTCTACGGCTTGACCGGGATTGGAAGGTGTAAATATGGGCTTTGGGAAAATGAAAACTTTCGTGGATATTATCTCAACCAAGCCGGTTAAGGACAGTGAGGGTTTTGCTGAAAAAGGTGATGTTATTCTTGCTTCGGTAAGGGCATACAAGGAAGATAGGCATG